CTTCTGGATCTTTTTCTTTTTCTTCTGGTTGCGGTTCTTTTTGTTCTGCTTCCTGTGGTTCTTCTTGAGATTCTTCGGTAGTCTCTTCTTCAGGTTCTGGTTCTACCATCTCAGGTTCTTCTTTTACATCTTCCATTTGTGGTGCAGTTTCTTCAGGCTCTGGTTCGGGAGCCGTGATCTCTGGTTCTGGCATATCTTCTACAGAAGCCATCATCTCAGGCTCTGGTAGTTCTTCTAGTTCCATCTGTATCTCTGCTTCAACAGTTTCTACATTTACAGGTATATCCATTTCCATGTCTGAGGATGATAACATTTCCATTGATGGTGCTTCAAACTCCATATCAAAATTCATTTCTAGTTCTAATTCTAATTCAACAGACTCAAAACTTACCTCTTCAGTTTCAGGTTCAATAGGTGTAAAATCAATATCACCTTCATCAAAACTAATATCATTATATTCAAACACCTCTTCTACAAAATCTAGTTCAGTAGGATCAAATAGATCTAAATAATATATTTCTTCTAAGGTAGTAATTTGTTGTGTAATAATAGTATTAATTACGTTGTAAAAAACATTGACACTAACGTCATCAAACAAAGGACCTACAGCAAGATTAATATCTCTTCCGCCTACTTCAATTACGACTTTATTTAATACACCAGCAAAATCGAAAGACCCATTATAAGACTGGTATCCGGTTGATACTCCAGATTCAGACAAGATGTCAGTGCCTGAAAAGACCTGGCTAGTTCCATTAAGTCCTGTAATGTGCATGTATATTCTATCTTGAGCATCTTGTTTATCTACTTCAATTGTATATTTGACTTCTCCACCTTTTTGTATATTTAAATCAGATATGTCAATCGTATTAATAAATGTTGTACCCATACCATCAACTCCCATAGTAGATGTGGAATTACCACTGCCTGTAATCTGTGCACATTTATCTGAACCTAATCCATAACAAGCATTACCTGTTGGCATACTTGCACCTCCTTGACCACCCCAATCAATATCCATATCACCCTCTTTTGAAGAATTTACATAACCATTGGTGCCATCTAAAATGTCTCCTGAGTCTTCGTTGGTAATTGTGGTAGTGTTAGTAGTAACAGTCGTTGTGGTAGTTGTAATTATTTCAGTGCCTTTGTCTTCTTCAGTAATGTCAACTTGTGTATCTTCTGTAATTATGACTCCTGGAATACAAAGTCCTGCTTCATCAATTAAGCACTCTGCTTTAGAATAAGAGGAGACCAGTAGTAATAAGGAACAAAGTCTTATAAAGTGCAATATGTCCTGCATCGCTTAACTCTCCCTCTACAGGTTTTGCAGCCTGTACATATTCAGTTTTGTATTTACTGCCGTCTGGAATCTCATCAGGATTATCAGTCCAGTATTCAGCTGCCTCCGCCCCGATAAGGCCTTTGACAGGACACGGAGTCCCTGCATCAGTCATCGCTGTCCAGACACGTGGGTCTTGACAAAGAATAGACACAGCCGCGACTTTCATACCGTAGCCATACATAGAGCGACTTAATTTTAATTTTTGACACAGTTCATCGTCTACTAAAATTCCTGTGGCAACTCCTAGTACGTTATTTTGAACACTCCCGCCAATGCCAACTTTACATATGTCACTGTTGGAATTGGCTATAACTGGTGCATTTGCGGTAGGTGGAGTTGAGTTAGTCACAACCGTGCTTGACACGGTATTTGTCTCAGCCTTTACATCAGTTATTGTAGCTACTAACGTAAAGAAGAAAAGAATTGTTAAAAGTAGTTTCACTACCTACCACATCCGCCGTCACAACATTCACACATAACGTCCTCCTATCCTAAACTAGCCATTGTATCTGACATGCGTTTTGCCCGGTTCGGGGTCTGTTTGGCCCACTTCGAATCGAGCATTTCCAGTGCCGCTGTCTTGTAATCTGGTGGTGTTTTATCTTTTAATGCTGCCCACATGTTGCGGAACTTACTGACGCCTGTTTTTCCAAGCTGAAAAACCATCTCTACTAACAATTCTTTACATTGATCATGAACTGTATATTCACCTAATAGTTCTTCTGCACCTGATATAGCGTTTTCTAAATCTTTTTCTAGTATCTCCATCAAGAATGATTCTTCGTATTCTTTGTCATCTTCCCAAAAATCTTCAACACAGAGGTGGCCTATACCCACAGTTCTCTTGCCTAGTGTGTCCAAATAAACCTTGTTGCGGTAACCTTCATTATGACGTACAGACGCCAAAAGTCTTTCCATATCCATTTCTAAAACTCCTTATAATTCTTAATTAAAAATTCTTCCATCCAGGCCATTTTGTCGTCCATGGATTGTAATTGTACTTTAATAACAGCAATGTCCTGTTGCATTTCTGCAACACTATTGGCTTTTTGTTCTACAGCATTTAATCTTTCACTCCACATACCCCAAGTAATACCAAAGCTAAGAACTAGCCCTGCTAACCATAACATATCCTTTGTGTTAAAATTAAACATTATACTCCCATTGTCCTTCATCAGAAGGATCATTGAACATTAAACTATCGGCCTGCATCATATCATTCATGCCACCCTCTTTCAAACCAATAATACCACCGTTTGCTGCTTCTAACATTCTAATATCAGGTGTGTTGATACCAGTTAGAGGTCTGTCAGTATAATCTTGTGTTGGGCCTTGCATAAATGGTTTCATTTGTTGTAAATCTTCTGGCATACCTTCTATCATTTTATAAACAGGTTTCTCTAAATAAAAATTTCCTCTGCCTTGAGGATCTTCAAAACCTATTTCTTGTGCTTTCATGTTTTCTGATTTAGCTATCATAGCTGCTTCTCTAGTGATTAAATCTTTGAAAGGATCTGTGAGTTGATCATAGCTTGTATTAGGTGGTATGACACCCGCAGCTACAAAGTTGTTTAATGCTTCTTCTATAAATTGATTCGCAGATCCTGTAGATATATCTGATTTTCTTAATGCTTCCATTAACAATGACATACCTGAATCTTTAATCTTACCCATTAAACTAAGATCTTCTCGTAAGGCTGGACCTACAGATTCTTTTGCATCACTAAATAAATCTCTAGCAGGTTGATCTTCTTCTGCCATTTTTACAGCATCTCCTGACTGCACCGTCAGTCCTGTAATACCTTCCATATCTGTAAAACGTTCTTTAAGCATATCACCTAACAATTTATCAGTTTCATCTTGAACTTGTTTTTGACCCTCAGTGTTTACAGGCATTTCTTTATTATCACGAATAAAACTTAAAATATTTCTTAGATTTACTATTTTGTTATCTCTTACAAATTGTTCTTCGTCTGGATCTCCACCTTCTTGTAATTGTATAATACCACCGTCTTTAGCAGTCAGGTATTGTAGATACTCATCGTATGTGCCTGACCTGTATTTACCTAGAGTAGGATCAAAGAATGTGTAGTAGTTTTGTGGAGGAGGTGTGTAAACAGGATCTGTTCCAGGGTCCGTGGTTCCATCACCTTCACCGCCTTCTCCTCCTTCACCGCCTTCACCGCCTTGACTACCTGATATCGGATCAGGATCTCCTTTGCTAGCTCTCATATTTCTATTAGCCTCGGCTCTAAACTCGTTTAATTCATAGTTCTGCATTTCAGGTGTTTTCATCATTTGATTGTAAAAATCACGATCATTAGCCACAGAAGCTGCAAAGTTATCAAGCTCTTCCCCTTCAAGGCCTAACACGTTTCTACCATAATAATCACCTCGCTGGCCAGCACTGCTACCAAAAATTCCAGAAGTTATGTTTAAAAATGGATTGAATTGAGTGGATAAGTTTGCACCCTTCTCAAAAATATTTTGTGGATCTTCAAAAGGCAAAAACATATTGCTTTTTTTCATGCCTGGTTCGTATATTTCACCTGCTCTTTGTTGTAAAAATTCTGGACTTCGTGATGCTGTTGTAAGAATACCCTCTTGACGTAAGTCTCCTACAAGGTCTTTTAAAACATTGCTACCAATTTTACTTTGATCAGAGGAAGATATCACAGTTCCAAGTCCTTGATCTATACCAACTCTTAAATCTCTAATTTGATCTCCAGTTAAGCCATATTTAGACATAAGAGCTTTGGCCTTTGTACCACCCGTAAATAATCCTGCTTTATACGCATCTTTTAAATCATCAAGAAAATCTTTAGTATTTGTGGTTGATGATCCAGGTAGCGTGGTGCCTGTGGTAGTGCTCGTTTTTGATTCTTTTTTATCTAAATTTTTTTGTGCTTTGTCTAAATCTTTTAAAATATTTTTTTGTTCTTTATTTAATTTAGAAGAACTTGATTTTTTATTACTTCCT